AGGGCGGAGGCTCTTAGCCAGATGGCTAACGCAATGCGCCGCCTGACTCCGCCGCCGCGCTTGAGCGTGGCCGAGTGGGCTGATGCCGAACGGCGGCTGGATTCCCAGTCTTCGGCTGAGCCCGGTCGGTGGTATACTTCGCGTGCGGAGTACCAGCGCGGCATCATGGACGCCTGCTCCGACCCGTCTGTGCGCGAAGTCGTCGTCATGTGCGGCACGCAGTCCGGCAAGTCTGAGGCGATCCTCAATACCATTGGCTATCACATGCACCATGATCCCTGCCCGATCTTGGTGATGCAGCCGACCGTCGATATGGCGCAGTCTTTCTCGAAGGACCGCGTCACCGCCGGTCTGATCCGTCCAACCCCGGCTCTGCGTGGGCTGGTTAACGATAGTAGGGCCAAAGATGCTAATAATACGACACTTCATAAGGTTTTCGCTGGTGGCGCTCTGTCTCTTGTTGGGGCTAACAGTCCATCTTCCCTTGCTTCTCGTCCTATTCGCGTTGTCCTATGCGACGAAGTTGACCGATACCCTCCTTCGGCAGGTGAAGAAGGTGACCCAATTTCTCTGGCTAAGCGGCGAGCGGCTACGTTTTGGAACCGGAAGATAATTCAGGTATCGACCCCGACCAATCGGGGTGCAAGCCGGATCGAGGACGCATACGAGGAGACAGATAAACGCAAGTTTTATGTCCCTTGCCCGCATTGCGACCATTCTCAGCTTTTGCTCTGGGCCAACGTCAACTGGGAAGACGATAATCCCAAGACGGCGCGCTATCACTGTGCGGAATGCGGTGCCGGCTGGACGGAAAGCGAACGGCACGCGGCTGTCTCGCGCGGGCAATGGGTGGCTACGGCCAAGTTTAACGGCGCCGCCGGCTTTTGGTTCAATGCGCTGTACTCCCCTTGGGTCGATTTGGTCGATACGGTCGAGGAGTTTCTGGCCTGCCGCAAAGACCCAATGCGGCTGAAGACGTTCGTTAACACTATTCTGGCCGAGACTTGGGAAGATCAGGGCGACGGCGTCGATGATTATGCCGTGGCGCAGCGCAAAGAGGATTATGATGGCATCCCGGAGGATGTCGTGCTGCTGACTGCCGGCGTTGACGTACAGGACGACCGCCTCGAAGTCGAAGTGGTCGGTTGGGGCGCCGGGGAGGAAAGCTGGCAGATTGAATACCACGTTCTGTATGGCGATCCGTCATCGCCGCGCCTCTGGGCGCAACTGGATGAGATTATTCTGGCGACCTATGAGCATCCGATTGGCGAGCCTATGCTTATCCGCGCAACTTGCGTGGACTCCGGCGGTCACCACACCCGCGCTGTCTATAACTATGCCAAGACTCGCGCCGGCCACCGGGTGTTTGCCATCAAGGGTGTCGGCGGCGAGGGTAAGCCAATCGTGGGTCGCCCCAGCAAAAACAACGTCGGCAAGGTCCCGCTATACGCCATTGGCGTAGATACGGCCAAGGAACTGCACTATGCCCGGCTAAGAATTGACGAAGTCGGCCCCGGTTACTGCCATTTTCAGGCAAAACGGGATGATGAATACTTCCGGCAGTTGACGGCGGAAAAGCAGGTCATCAAGTATCACAAGGGTTATCCGACCAGAACTTGGGTGAAAACCCGCACCAGAAACGAGGCTCTGGACGTTCGTGTTTACGCGATTGCTGCCTTTCACATATTAAATGTGAATATGGATAGCATTGCTCGCCGCTTTTATGCTAATGTGGAGCGTAGGGCGGAAGTTGCAGCCCCGAAGGAGGTGGCGAAGCCGCATCCACTGGTAGGCCCCAAGCGGGCAAGACCAAAGGGCGGATTTGCGAATAACTGGCGTTGAGGGCTGATGGCTAACCTGTTCGACGAAAGCAATGCTCCAGAGGGCGAACCGCTTAAGATAGTGGTTGGCGACTTCATCCAGTGGAAAAAGACGGCGCTTGCCGAAGCCTATCCGCCTGCCACGCATTCGGCGCAGTATGTGGCCCGGATCACTCAGGGCGGCGCGTCGGAAATTCAATTGCCTGCGATTGAGCGTACTGATTATTACCTGTTTCAGGTTTCGAGCGCCACTTCTGAGCTATTTACACCGGGCTTCTATCACTGGCAGCTTGAGGTTGTCCAAACCGCCACCGGCAATCGCATTGTTGTCGAGCGCGGCGAGTTCGAGGCTATTCCCGACCTCGACAGCAATGGCGCTGACCCCCGCACTCATGCTGAGATCATGCTCGACAAGATCGAGTCGCTGCTTGAGGGCCGCGCCGACAAGGATGTTTCTTCTTATGCAATTCAGGGCCGCTCTATCTCCAAGATGAGCGTTTCTGACTTGCTTCAGTGGCGCGATTACTACCGCAAGGAAGTCCTTAAGGAGCGCCGCGACAACGCCATTGCCTTGGGCAGGCCGACTAAAACGACTGTAAAGGTGCGATTCCTATGAGCGTATGGCGTAATTTGCTTGGGCTGCCTGAAGGGCGGGCGGTGGCCGCGCCTCGCAAGCGCTCATATCACGCTGCCAATGTCGGGCGGCTCTTTGCTGACTTTCTAAGTTCAAACCGCAGCGCCGACAGCGAGCTTCGCAGCGATCTGGTGACGATGCGCAATCGCTCGCGGACCTTGGCGCGTGACGACGTTTATGTTCGCCGTTATCTCAACCTGCTTAAGACCAATGTCGTCGGCGAGAATGGCATTGCGGCGCAGATTAAGGCGCGCAATACTGACGGCAGCCTCGATACCATTGGCAACCAGATCATTGAGCAGGCTTGGGCCGTTTTTAGCCTGAAGGGCAACTTCACGCCGGACGGCAAGCGCAGCCGCGTCGATGTCGAGAAGTATGTCATTGAAACTGTCGCCCGCGACGGCGAAGCCTTCATTCAGGTGGTCAAGAACCGTCGCTTTAAGCATGGGATTGCCTTTCATCCGGTCGAAGCCGACCAGATTGACGAGCAAAAGAACGAGCGCCTGCGGAATGGCACTGAAATTCGCATGGGCATCGAGCTTGACGAATATCAGCGCCCAGTGGCCTACTGGGTGAAGCCCCGTCACCCCGGCGACTATGACTTCGCGGCTGCATATCAGCGCGCGGCTGTGCGAATCCCGGCAGAGAACATGCTGCACATCTATGCGCCAGATCGCGCCGGGCAGACGCGCGGCGAGCCTTGGATGGCGCCGGCGATTAGCCAGTTGAAGATGCTGAACGCGCACCGCGAGGCTGAGCTTGTCGCAGCCCGCATGGCGGCATCTAAGATGGGCTTCTTTGTCTCCGAGAGCGGCGAGGACATGCCCGCCGACGATTACGACAATACGGTGCCGATTATCGACGCAGAGCCCGGCACGTTCCACCAGCTTCCTGCTGGCGTGGACTTCAAGCCGTTTGATCCCAATCACCCGGCGACGGCTTTCTCTGACTTTCAGAAGGGCATCCTGCGCGGCATCGCTTCCGGTCTTGGTGTTTCCTACGCCAGCCTTTCGGGCGATTTGGCCGAAACGTCCTATAGCTCTGTGCGGCAGGGCGCGCTGGAAGAGCGCGACGCCTACAAGATGCTTCAGCGCTTCCTGATCGAGCATTTTGAGGCGCCGGCCTTTGCCATCTGGTTGCAGCATGTCATGGAATTTGGACTTGTCCCCATTCCGGCGACCCGCTTCGACAAGTTCTACAATGCCGCCACCTTCCGGGGCCGTTCATGGCAGTGGGTTGATCCGCAGAAGGAAATTGCGGCTGTTGTGGACGGCATGCACAACGGCATCATGTCGATGAGCGATGTCGCCGGCCAGTTTGGGCGAGACATCGAAGAAACCTTCAGTCAGTGGCAGCGCGACAAGGAGCTTGCCCAGCAATTCGGCCTTGATCTTGCGTTTGGGCCGTTTGGTGGCAATCTTCAGGCTAAGGGCGCGGAAATTTCTCAAGAGGGTAGTGCAAATGTCTGAGTTGAATAAAAGCAACATCTCGGATATAAATGACGACAATGTTGTTGAGGAACGCGCCGTGTCTGAAGAGCTTGAAGAGCGGATGAAGGTCAAGGTTGAGGTCGAGATCGACAGCGATCCCGTAATCGACGTTGAAGAAGACATGGGCGAAGATGGCCCTGAGTATGTTCTGGTTTCTGAAGAAGCCGACCGCAAGAACGTAGTCGAACTTGAGCGTCGCGCCACCGACATGGATATTCGCGGCGTTGACGAAAAGAAGCGCACTGTAAGCATTGCAGTATCTTCGGAGCTTCCGGTCGAGCGCTCTTTCGGCAGGGAAATTCTTGTTCATGAGGACGGCGCCATTGATATGGCCTTCCTCGCGTCTGGCCGGGCACCGCTGCTGCTTGACCACGATATGGAACGCCAGATCGGCGTGATTGAATCTGTCGAACTTTCTGCCGACAGGGTGCTGCGAGCCAAGGTCCGGTTCGGGCGCTCTGCACTGGCGCAGGAAGTTTTTCAGGATGTTGTCGATGGTATTCGCGGAAACGTCTCCGTTGGATACCGCGTCAACAAAATGGAGCGCTCTGCTTCGGGCAAGGATGAATACTTTGTCCGTTCGTGGTCGCCCCTTGAGGTATCTGTCGTTTCGATCCCTGCTGACCCGTCAGTCGGCGTCGGTCGTAGCGCGGCTGCTCTCGAACCCAAACCTACCGTTGAACCATCCATCAAAAAGGAGGCCAAAATGGCTGACGAAGTGAATCTGGATGCGGTTCGGGCCGAAGCTGCTGAAGCTGCTGCCCGCAATGCCGCCGCCATCATCGAACTGGGTGCGCGCCACAACAAGCGCGACCTCGCTGACGCTGCAATCAAGTCGGGCAAGAGCATCGAGCAGTTCCGTGGCGAACTGCTGGAAGTGATCGGCAACGACAAGCCGCTCGACAATCAGGACATTGGCCTGAGCAAGAAGGAAGCCCGTAGCTTCTCGCTGGTTCGCGCCATTGCCGCCCTCGCCAACCCCGGCGACCGTCGCCTGCGCGAAGCTGCCGCCTTCGAATTTGAAGCCGGTGAAGCCGCTGCTCAGCGTTATGGCCGCTCGGCTCAGGGCATCATGGTCCCCGTTGACGTTCTCGGCGTCTGGAAGCAGCGCGACCTGAACACCTCGGACGACAACGAAATCGTTGCCACCAATCTGATGGCCGGCGACTTCATCGACGTTCTGCGCAACTCGGCTTCGGTCATGCAGGCCGGCGCCCGCATGATGCCGGGTCTGGTTGGCAACGTGGCGATCCCGAAGAAGACCGCTGCTTCGGCTGGCGGCTGGATCAGCACTGAAGGCGGCGCTTCGAGCGAATCGGAACCGACCTTCGGTACTGTCAGCCTGACGCCGAAGACTGTTGGTGCGTTCACCGACATGACCCGCCAGTTGATCCTTCAATCGACTCCTTCGGTTGAAGCTCTGGTTCGCGACGACCTGACGCAGGCGCTGGCTCTGGCTATCGACAAGGGCGCTCTGGAAGGCACCGGCCTGTCGGGTCAGCCGACCGGCATCCTCAGCACTGTTGGCGTCAACAAGCCGACCAACTTCGCTGCTGCGGTTCCGACCTTCGCTGAAATGGTGGCTCTCGAAACCGCCGTTGCCGAAGACAACGCTCTGATGGGCAACCTTGCCTACATCACTGACGCTGCCACCTACGGCGGTCTGAAGACCAAGGCCAAGGACGCTGGTTCGGGCATGTTCGTGATCGAAAACGGTCAGGCCAACGGCTACAACGTGATCCGTTCGCAGCAGTGCACCGCCGGGAACGTCTACTTCGGTAACTTCTCGGACCTGCTGATCGGCATGTGGGCCGGTCTGGACCTGACGGTCGATCCGTACACCGCTTCGACGAGCGGCACGGTTCGTATCGTCGCTCTCCAGACGGTTGACGTTGCGGTTCGTCACGCTGTGTCGTTCGCTTACAACAACGACGGCGTGTAAGCGTTAAGGTGAGGGGTGGCCGTTTGGAAGTCGCGGCCACCCCAATCCTTTGAGGAGGATATAATGGTATTGTCTACCGCCTCGATGATGGGCAAAAATTCGGAGAAGGTTATGGCAAAGTATAAGTGCATTCGCGGTGTGGTAACCAGCCAAGGCGTTGCCAACGTCGGCGACATTGTTGAGCTTTCTGAGCGCGAAGCCAAAGCCCTCTCGGCCAAGTTCGTGCCAGTGGAAGATGCGCCTGAAGAAATCCGGGTGGCAGAGGCGCCTGCCATAGAGCATCGCGATCCCGTTGCTCCCCGGCGCGGTCGTCCGGCTAAGGCGTTCAAGTGATCGAGTCTAGCGCAGACCTGCTTGATTTTCTGTCCCTCGACGACTTCGCCGAGAATGCGACCTATACGCCGATTGCTGGGAGCCCGGTAACGGTTCAGGGCATTTTCGATGCGCCGCAGGCGAGCCGCAATATCACCGAGATGATGGATGTCACGATCCCGGCGCCGCAGTTTGTCTGCCGCACTGTG